CCTTGGCGCGGATCGGCTCGATGCCCGCGCGCATCTGCTCCTCGCGCTGGTAGGCGTATTCCTGCAGACGCGGGTCGGCCTTCAGCCACGCATCGTGGAATTCTTTCTTCCACGACTGCGGCGGGCGCCTCCAGACGGGCTCCTCAGCGGCCTCGGCGGCCTCGGCGGCCGTCCCCTGCGGCCCGGCGGGGGCGGCCTTCGGGGCGGGCGCACCATCGGCGCGGGCGAAACGGCCCGAAGAATCGCGGGCGCGGCCTTCGGCGGCGGGCTCGGTCTCGGCCTCGGGGGCTGCCTCGGGCGGCGCGGCGGCGACCTCGGCCTCGATCTTGCTGAACTGCTCGGCCAGCAGTTCCTTTCGGCTGTCGCTATCGACCTTCTGGATCTCGCTCATCTCATCTCCGGGGTTGCGACCGCAGCTCGGCCAGGATCTTGTCCGCCTGCTTGTCGGTCATGTTCCACAGCTGCTCGCGCAGGCGCTTAATGCGCTGCTCGCGGCTCGGGGCTGTGATTTCGCGAGGCTTCGGCATCTCGTTGCCGACCTCGAAACAGTTGTGCCGGCGCAGATGCTCGCGATGTTGCGAGCGGCTGCTGATCCACGACCCGTCCGCCATCGACTTGTAGCCGCCGATGTCGGGGACGATCTGGATCTTGGCTTCGGCGCCGGGGTGCGCGATGGCGATCTCGACCATCTCCCCGTCGCGCCAGACGTATCGCGTCCTCATAGCAGCAACATCACCTCCTCGTCGTCGGCCTCAAGCGCGAGACGCCGCTGGAGGTCCAGCGCACGCTCCAGGCCTGCCAGAATGCGCCCCAGATCGATCGACGGGGCCTCGATGATGTCGGCGCGCGTCTCCACGCCGACTGCTTCGATGGCTGCCGAGACAGCCTGCTCGACTTCCTCGGGCGCAGGCTCCAGCCCCTCCACGATCCGCTCGTAGAGTTCCAGCACCCAGCGCCGCCGCGCCTCGACTTCCTCGCGCTCGCGCTTGAGCTTCTTGCCGAGGTAGTCGCCGTCGTGCGTGTCATCGACGACAATGACGGAGCCGTCGCTCCAAGTCGCACTATCCCAGAGACCAGAATCCCAGATTCCGATCATGCATTGATCTCAATCCCGATTGCCCGGCCGTCTGGCCCACGGACAATTCGTTTGGGCGCGCCCATCGATTGCATGAGCGCCTGCATCATTGCGATCACGCGCTCGTCGCGCGCCATGCTGTCCTGCACCATCTGCTGGATCATCGACCGAACGTCCTCGGACATGCCGGTGGCGAAGCGGTCGGTGGCTTGGCTGACGATGTCGAGGCCGGGCGTGTCCACGCCGCTGACGCCGATGCGCGCGACCATGATCTTGGTCTCGGCGTCGAGACGGGCCTTCTCCTGCTCCAGCGCGACCTTCTGGGCCAGCTCCTCGCTCTTGAGCGCGGCCTCGAAGCGCTGACGCTGCTCCTCGAGCGCGGCCGCAGCCTGCGCCTTCATCTGCTCGATCTGCATGTCGGCTTGCAGCTTGGCCTGCATCATCTGGGCGTCGAACTGCGCCTTCTGCTGCGCGATGGCGGTGTCGGCCTGCATCTTCATCTGCTCGGAATCGGGCTGCGGCGGCGCGGCGGCCTGCGCCTGCTGCTGGGCGGTGATCTCCTCCAGCATCCGATCAAGGGTGCCTTCCAGCGGTTCGGCTTGCTTGAACGCGCCGATCCCATACTTCATCAGCTCGATGACGATGCCGGCGGCCTGCGGGGCCTGCTGCACGACCGGCAGCGCGCGCTCGAGGAAGCCGCCATAGGCCTGCACGAACTCCAGCCGGTCCTGCTTGTTCTGCTGCTCGTCGATCTGGACGAGGCTGTCGGACGCGACCTCGATGCGGAAGTTCCGCAGCGGCTTGTCGGCCAGCACCTGCAGCGCCTGGGGGATCAGCTGCTGGTCCTCGGGCGACATCTGCTGCGCGGCGGCGTAGGCGAGGATCGTCTGCGGCTGGAACTTGGTCGCGATGATCTGCGCCTTTAGCCGGATCAGTTCGGAGGCGAACAGCGCGACCTCTTCCTGCATCGACCGCAACCGCAGGCCGGCGTACTGGCCCTTGATCTGTTGCGCCGTGGCCGTCTCGCTCGCGGCGGTCTGGCCTCGGATGATGTCGGAGATGCCGGTGATCTCGTAGATCTGCGACTTGATCTGCTCGCGCGCGCCGTAGCACTGGATCAGCGCCTGCGCGAGGGTGTCGAGTGGCAGGAGGTCGATGCTGCCCTTCAGCCCGCCCTTCTCACCGAACGCCATCCATTTGTCGACCGGGATGAGCGTGTTGTTGTCGCCCTCGGTCAGGAGGCGCTGGAGCGCGGGTTGCGAGGCATCGTAGACGCCGCGCATCCGCAGCGCCTTGACCAGCCCGTCGATGCGGTCGGAGAGGATGTCGAGTTCGTTGGCCTGATCCTGATAGAGCAGGAAGTCCGGCACCGGGACGAGGCTGTCCGAGGTCGTGGTCGCGTAGAGCGGCTTGGGGCAGGGATAGAACCCTTCCAGCCCGAGCGGGTCGTCGCGCTCGTCCACGAACTGACCCATGCCCTTGTGCAGCCAGTAGACCTTCTGGGTCTCCTTGCACCAGAGCTCGCAGATCTTCGCGCGCGTGCCTTCGCGCTTGCGGTTGGGGCCGTCGAGGTTGTCGGGGCCGCTGTCGAGCGGGATCTTGCGGCCCATGTCCTCGCCGAAGCGCTCCACCAGCGCCTCGCGGGTCATGTAGACCCAACGCCAGACCTGCGTGACCTCTTCCCATGTCCTGGCGCTGCTGTGGCCGAAGTCCTTCCAATGGACGTAGTCCACCGGGGCGCACTCGTACTCGATCTCCTCGGGCATCTCCGCGCCCTCGGGGAGGTTGCCGTCCTCGTCAACGTCCTCGGTGACCTGCGCGCCATCCTCGGGCAGCGCCAATTCCTGCGCGCGCACGTGCGGCTCGTAGCGGACCCACGCGACGCCGCGCCCGCCGAGGAAGCGGTCCTCGACCGCGTATTTCATCGTGGCGCGGAAGTCGGGGTAATGCTCGATCTCGTAGTCCAGCGCGCGCTCGATCAGCTGCGCCGCCACGCGCCCGATTTGGTCGCGGTCACCGAAGCGCCGCTTGGCCGAGGCCTTCGGCAGCTTGGCGTAGACCGCCGGGATCAGCGTCTGGACGTTCGACCAGAGGATGTTAAACTTGACCGTCTCGTTGCCCGACTGCGTGCGCGTGTCGTCGCGATACCGCTTGATGATCTTCGTCGCGCGCTTCTCCCAGCGGGTGAATTCGGTCTCGTAGGTCGAGATCGCCTGCAGGAACTTCTGCACGCCGGTTGGCTGGACGTCCATCACGGCCTCCTTCGGAAGATGACGTCGCGGTGGACATGGCCCGCGATCATGTAGCCCCAATCGGCCAGCATGGTGATGGTGTCAACGTCTGTCGCGCCGTACCGCTCGCCAAGGCCCTTCAACTCGAGCACGATGGTCGGCCAGGAGCGGAAGATGGTCTCCTTCGCGCCCTGCACCGCGAAATGCTCGTAGCCCTCGACGTCGAGGCAGAGGAGGTCGCAGTCGTCGATGCCGAAGCTGTCGATCCGCATGATCGAGAACTCGGCGCCGTTCTTCACGCGATGCGCGCCGATGTTGTGGCGGTCGAACCTGTCCATCGCGCCCGTGCCGGCGGACGCGCCGAACGCGCCGCGATAGGCCGAGACCTTCGCCCGGTCGGCGCCCTTGAGCCGCTCGTCGAGGTTCAGCAGCAGCGCCGCGTGGTTCTCCTCGTCGGGCTCGACCGTCAGCACCTTGTCGAAATGCCCGGCCAGCGCGACCGGCCAAATGCCGATGTTGCCGCCCGCCTGCACGACCGTGCGACGGCCCGAGGTCAGCGGCAGGATGTCGGTGTCGAGGTCGCCAACCTCCGCGAGGATGATCTCCAGCGCCACCTGATCGGCGTCAGGGACATGCCAGCCTTCACGCCGCTGCATACTTGACCTCGTCCTGTTCCCACGGGCGCGGGTGGCCGTGGAAGATGATGATGCGCTCCGAGGCCGAGCGCGGGCTGGCCTTGAAGCTGCTGATCGAACGCGGGCAGATGTCCTGCCAGTACGCAGGCGCGATGTCGAGGTGCTGCTCGAGCCACTCCTGGTCGCCGCCGAGGTAGAAGCGCGGGTCCTCGCGAAAGGCGCGGTAGAGGCGGCTCATGTCGCCCGACCACAGCATCATGCTCGACTGCATCGCGGCCTTGTTCATCCGGCCCCGGTAGAAGTCGCGCAGAATGACGAACTCGTCGTCGCCAGCCAGCTCGATGACCGGCGAGATGTCCCGCACGATCACGGTGTCGAGGTCGAGGTACAGCACCGGCCCGCGCAGCCGGAAGATCTCCATCTTCGACCACCAGCCCGGCCAATCGTGGAGAAGCTCGATCGTCTCCAGCGGCAGCGCGTTGGGCTTGTCTGTCAGGCAGATGAAGCGGTGCATCGGCGCGAACCGTCGGCACATGTCGCGGAGCGCGACGACGTGCCGGGGCTCGTACTCGCCGCCGGAGCGCAGGACGGTGGCGATGGTGATCATCCGCCGGTCTGGGTCCGTCTGAAACGATTGGCGAAGGAATTCGGGTCCATCTCCATGCGGCCATAACGCTGGACGGCACGCGCGAGCTGCTGAGGGTTCAGACGCAGCGGGACTGCAGAAGCCTCTCCTGGCTGGATTTGCGGCGCTAGCGCCGGCGCAGCCTGTCCCATCGCCGCCATGTCCACGGGCGACAGGCCACCGAACGTGTCGATGCGTGCGGGCTGGAACTGCAGGTCTGCCTCGCTCGGGACGCCTTGCATGACCGGAAGGCGCGGACGAGGCCGGGCAGCGCGCGGGGCCGGCGGCGGCGGGATCGGGGCCGCAGCGCCGCGCGGGTCGGTCGAGGGCATGTACGGGATCGACGGCGACGGGGCGTCGTAGCCGCCGGGCGGCGTCGGGGGCAGGGCGGGGTTGGGCAGTCGCTCGTACATCTGCGCGGCGTCCGCGGCCTCGGCGGGCGACATCGCCGGGCGGTTACCGAAGCCAAGGAAGCGGCGGATATCGTCGAGCGAGTAGGACCGCACCGGGCCTCCGGCGGTGCCTTCGGGGCGCAGCATCGGGTCCATCGGGTCCATCGGCGGCGTGTAGGATGCGGAAGGCAAAACCGGCTGCCGCGCCGGCATGCCCATGACGATTCTGTCGTACTCGTCCATCTGCTCGCGGCTCATGGGCGGCATCGGCATCACTCCTTGTTGCGCGCGCTGATGGCGCGGGCCTTGGACTTGGCGTCTTCCTTGCTCGACGCGCCCCATGCGCGCAGGGCTAGGGCGAGGCGGGTCGGCTTGCCGTTCTTCTCCATCGGGCCGGGCATGTTGCCCATACGAGCGAGGAACGAGGCGCGGCGCGGGTTGTCGCCGGACTTCACGGGAGCCTTGAGCGTGCCGCCGGTCTCGGCCTTGTACGAGGCGCGGCCCTTCTCGTTGAGCCCGCCCTTGGGGTTCTGGCCTTCCTTTCGCTGCCAAGCTGGGCTGCTCATCGCTTGTTCTCCGGCTTCGCGGTCTTCGCGGCCTGCTTGAAGTCGGCCTCGCTCGGCCTGCCCTTCTCGCCGGGGCGCTTCATCCTCTCGCCGGAGCCGGCCTTGATACGCTCCTGCTTGGCGAGGATGTTGGCGTAGAGGCCAGCCTTGTTCATGGCATCA